CAAGGTCGCGGACCAAGTCAAATCTTTATGCCTGTTATTAGTTTGCCTGAACTAGAAGCACTAGTTTACAATTGGACCTTCTTTGAAACTAATATTCATAGTAAGAGTTATAGTCACATTATTCGTAACATTTATAATGTGCCAAAAGAAGTATTCAATACTATCCATGACACTAAAGAAATCGTTGACATGGCGTCAAGTGTTGGTAAGTATTATGAGGACCTACACAGAATTAACTGTGCAAAAGAGTTAGGTCAACCCGTAGAAGAACAAGAACATGTAAGAGCAATTTATATGGCTCTACATGCTTCATACGCTTTGGAAGCATTCCGCTTTATGGTATCATTCGCTACAAGTCTAGCAATGGTTGAGAACAAAATCTTTATTGGTAATGGCAATATTATCAGTTTAATTCTCCAAGATGAACTTCTACATAAAGGCTGGACTGCCTACCTTATTAATCAAGTGATTAAAGATGACGCACGTTTTGCAGCTATTAAACCAGAATGTGAAACTGAAGTCTATCAATTGTACATGGATGTTATCCGTGAAGAAAAAGCCTGGGCAGACTATTTGTTTAAGATGGGCCCGGTTATCGGCTTAAATGCTAATGTATTAAAAGACTTTGTTGATTACACAGCAGTAGGAGCATTGAAAGAAATTGGTATTAAGTATCAAGGTAACAGTCCAAAATCTACCCCTATTCCGTGGTTTACTAAACACAGCGATACATCAAAGAAACAATCAGCATTACAAGAAACTGAAAGTACTAATTACGTTTTGGGCGTAATGAGTGAACAACTTGATTACGATCAATTACCAAATTTATAAAAGGAAATAATATGACAGCAGTTATTTGGTCCCGCTACCACTGTCCTTATTGCGACCAAGCAAAAGCATTGCTAAAGAGCAAAGGGATACAATTTGAAGAAAAGAAAATCGGCGACGGTTATACAAAAGAAGAATTACTAGAGGCAGTACCAAATGCCCGTACAGTTCCACAAATTTTCCTAGATGGAGAACTTGTGGGTGGGTTTACTGAACTCAAACAAAAATTAACAGAAAGTATCTAATGCAAGTAGGAAAAGTATATACATTTAAATTAAACTCAGGTGAAGAAATGATTGCCAAAGTTATTGATATAACACGGGATAATATTATTATCACAGAGCCGGTGTCAATTGCCCCCGGTCAACAGGGAATGCAGATGATTCCCAGCATGTTTACCGCAGAACCACGCGGAAATGTAACGCTAAATACTAGTGCGATTGCTTTTTATGCAAATACTGATGATAACATCAAAGACAAGTATATTGAAGCAACAACTGGAATTAAATTACCAGATAAAAAAATTGTAATGGGATAACATGGCAGCATTGAGTAGAAAGGGTGATACCAATCAACCGGGCGGCGCGATATTGCGCGGTGCCGCAACGGTGTTTTGTAATGGCATTCCAGTTGGACTGCATGTAAGCCCCATCTCTCCTCATGCACCTTGGGGAGACCCCCACCCACCACATGATGCAGCTAGAACAACTGAAGGTAGTCCTACCGTCTTTGCTGAAGGATGTCAAGTTCTTAGAATAGGTTCAGGTAACACATGTGGACATCGTATTGTACAAGGTAGTAAGGATGTATTTGTACCATGAGCAACACCGGCAAACAAAGTCCTTTAGGGGTAAATGTAATGGCAGGCTTGCTGCAAGGCAAAGGCTTTTGGATTAATCAACCTTCTGCAGGATATATGGGCGCGAGTACATCTATAAGTAATTATACTTATGGTAGTATAGTATACAGCACAGTATTGAATAATTTAACCAATGCTATTCGTGAGGGATGGGTTAGATATAATGCCGGAGATTTGAGTTTAACTACATATACTAATTTAGTATCTATAGGAAGTACACTTATCCCTGCATTAGGTAACAGCCCACCAGCCACTTATACTTACACCGGTTCCCCAAGTTGGGCAGGCGCCGGATATGTCGGAGAAACCGCTAGCTACGGATATGTTAGACTATTTGCATGGCAAGCGTATAATGAATTTAATTATAACAATACACTTGCTTTAACCGGATTCTATAATGATTTTGTAGGTTCATTTATGTCCACAAGTACGTTTGTTGATTATTCAAATCAATCAATAATGACGATGCAAAATTCATTGACCTTCTTAGATGGCACATATAGTAATATGAATGACTTGATAACCGCTGATATCACCGGTGTAAGTTTATCTACTACTGTGTTTGGTCAAGATTTGATTAATTTAGGTAGAGCAATTGATCTATCTACTTTATGGACATTTGGCTTTCCTAGTCATCTACTAGCAACAATAAAAAAGTATAATGCACTGACTGATTCATTGACGTTAGCATTGTTGGCTAGCGGATTAACTAACAGTGAAATAGAACAAGTAATTACAGATACAGGTGTAACCACTGCACAGCAACAAAAAATATACGCAGCGTTTTTAATAATAACCGGTGTAGATTTAGAAAGCATACTAGTCTCATTAAATTGTAAAACAACAGGATTTGATAATTTAGGAGACTTGTTAAATGTAAGAAAACTATTTCCAAATAGTTATGATACACTAACCGTTCCTATCTATAATGCTGTGAGAGGACTTCCCACAAATAGCAAAACATATTATCCTATATTCCATAAATTGCCACCTGTGCCCCCAGTTATTTCACCTGGTCCACCTCCTCCAATTGAAAGAGGTGAGAGTGGGTTTGATTACGGTGGTGGCTGGTCAGATCCAAATGATACTGATACTGGCCTTAGCGATGGTGGATTAGCCGGTGATGCAAACGGCGGCGGTCTAGGTGGAAACGGCGACGGCGGAGCAACTGCTTAAAATAAATTATGGCTACCTTAGGTTTACCAGTTAATATACAAATTATACCAGAGGGATTTGGTAGTTACTTGCGCGGGATATTACCAGACGATGTAGCTACATCTGCAGGAGCATTTGGCGCTAGCATGCAGCAGATAAAGAACATAACAAAAACACCTATAGAAAAATTTGCTCAGGTAGTTGCAAACATGGAAACAACTAATGGTTTACCATTAGTCAATGGAACCAATGTACCCACTGATGTCCCTGAAGCACAAACTGCATTAAATTTAGTAGCATTAGGTAATGGACCTTATAACACATACACGTATTCTGATTTCTTTGGTTGTATGTCAGGTCTTCCCTATCCGTGGCAAGAATTACAAAATCTAATTCAAAATATACAAACTACTGCATTAGAAACCATATATAGCGATTTGTATGCAGCTACACAAGGTTCTAGTGTTGGACTTGACGCAGCCGTGCAAGCTAAAATAGATTTAGCAAACGCAGAGATTGCAGTTATCAGAACATTACATCCAGGACAGTCAGTACAATTAAATGATTTGTATGAGCAAACCGGTAGTCAATTAAATATAGAACAACAATCTAGGAATAATGGATTAGCTAGATTACCATCTCCTAGAGATACTAACATATACCCCTATCCAGTAACTATATATAGTTTTTTAGATACAATCGCTCCTAAATACGCCAAAGAAACCGAACCAAATATGGCGGCACTGACTTTAGAAGCAATTAGTGATTTGGATTTGGTTGCTGGCCAGAGTATAGTAGCACTAATGCGCTCAAGTAGAAATCAAGATAGATTGTTACTTGTGGGAATTCCGTTGGACGACAACATAGAAGATATAGTACCGTATCCAGCAGTAGTACTACCGGTGGTCCCTCCTACTGGCAGTTTAGCTGATCCTCAGCAAATAATACCGCCAAACTTACTCATATCGCCGGCGTCAACTTACACAGTTGCACAAGCAATTGAACAAGTAATTACCTGCAATTGCGATTGCTGGATAAAATAACCAAAACATTTGGTTATTAATTAAAACTGTAGTATAATACTACAGTGAAAGGAAATTATGTTATTAACAATAAAAAGTAAAATAATACTATTGACCATGCTGTTTTTTACCACTATGGTTATTCCTTCGCCTACACAATCCTTAATTAATCTATCTTTGATTAGTTTAAAAAAGATTGATATGACACAAGTTGTATGTATGGCAAGAAATATTTATTATGAAGCAGGCGCCGAGGCAATGCCCGGACAAGCAGCAGTTGCAAGAGTTGTATTGAATCGGGTTAATCATGGGTTTGCCGAAACTCCTTGCAAGGTAATCTACCAAAAGACAAATATCAACAATAAGATTCAATGTCAGTTTAGTTGGGTATGTGAAGATAAGGGCAATCTTAATAAATCAAGCACAAGATATCAACAAGCATTAAAAGTTGCATATGACGTTATGGTTTTTGATATGTACAAGAACGTTGTTCCAAAATCAACATTGTTCTTTCACTCAATACATATTGATCCATTATGGCCTTATAAACAAGTGGCAATAATTGGTAATCACATTTTCTACAGTAAACAGAAGGTGAAGAATGATAAAAATCTACAACCATGATGATAGTGAGACAGAATTCTCAAATCCTGATTGGTGTAGAGATAATTTAGAATATGATTTATGTTCTACAGATTGGATCATAGAGAAAGTTAAATCTGATAAAATATATGCTCAACACATATATGCAGCACTGTGTAACAATAGTTTTCAAAAGAATGAAATATGGCCTATCCTAAGCGGAAAAGAATGGCATTGCAGTTGGAGATATGCAGGTAAAATTGTTGCCAACATGCGTGAAGAAGGTGACTACATTGACTGGTACTGTAGTGGTATACAAACGGATGAATCAATAGATGACGAAGTGTTTCAGAATTTAGATGACTATCAAAAGCGTGAATTTTTTGAAACTAATGCATATGTAGCTGAAAGTATAGTGACAGAAGAAATCCGTGAAGATTTGTTCAAATTAAGTTGGATTGTTGTAGAAGATAAATCACCTGACTAAATACAACACAGGAGACATATTATGTTAGAAACTTTATTATATTTATTTTTAGGTGCATTCGTCGGATGGAACTTCCCTCAGCCCCAGTTTGCTAAGAACATACAAGCAAAAGTTTTATCAATGTTTAGTAAAGAGGCAAAATAATGGCATATTCAGCAGCCGTAGTTGATCACTACGAAAACCCACGTAACGTGGGTAGTTTTAGTAAAGAAGATACAGATGTGGGTACAGGAATGGTCGGTGCCCCTGCATGCGGTGATGTAATGAAACTACAAATTAAAGTAGATAAAGAAACGGGGTTAATCACAGATGCCAAATTTAAGACATATGGATGCGGGTCGGCAATTGCTAGTTCAAGTCTTGTCACTGAGTGGGTCAAAGGTAAAACATTGGATGAAGCTGCAACTCTCAAGAACTCTACCATCGCAGAACATCTTGCACTGCCCCCAGCTAAAATACACTGCTCAATTCTAGCTGAGGATGCAATCAAAGCCGCAGTAGAAGATTACCGTAAAAGGCACTAGTATGAGTACCGGAGCTGATAAACTTAAGCATAGCAAACGCTTACTTAAGGATGACAACGCTATCCACAAACAATTGCAAATTGCTAAATCAATTGGCCACGAGAAATATATCAAAGAACCACATAGACTAGTAAAGCATCATGCAATGAATTGTGGTAATCCAAAATGTGTAATGTGTGCTAATCCCCGTAAAGTATTTGGGGAGAAGACTATCCAAGAACAACGATTTGATCAAACATCCGGTTGGCAAGAGAGTGACGATTAAACTTTAACTCAAGTCGTGTGTTAGATAAATATTCTCACTAACACACTAGGAGAAATCATGTCAGTCACAATTAAGAATTTAGAAAGCGCACTTGCAGGTGAGTCACAGGCTCACATCAAGTATCGCTATTTTGCAAAGATTGCCCGCGCTGAAGGTAACGAAGAAATTGCCCAACATTTTGAGCATACAGCAGACCAAGAACTACTTCATGCTTGGGGTCATTTAGAATTACTAATTGGCAAACCATCTACCAAAGAATGCTTAGAAAAAGCAATTGAAGGTGAAACATACGAGTTCACTACAATGTATCCAGAATTTAAAGCAGATGCTGAACGTGAAGGACAACTATTTGCAGTAGCAGAAGCCGAACAGCAGATTGCAGAAAGCAAAGCGCATGCTGAACAGTTCACTGCCATATTAGTAAAAGCTGAAAAACGTTTTGCTGCGCTTGCAAAAATTGAGAAGCGTCATGCAGAAGCATATACACAAGTATTGGAGTCAATGTAATGGAACACGTTTGTATTGTATGTGGTCATGTACACAATGAAGAATTAGAAGGTGATTGGGAAGAACTTCCTAATGATTTTTTATGCCCTGAATGCGGGTGCGGTAAAGAAGATTATGAGGAAATGTCATTATGATGCCAAACCCAATAACTGTTAATGGTAACTGGGTAGAATCAGTCAAAGACAGCATACCTGAACACGCAGAAGATATTAAAACAAATCTAATACATATCATGGAAAATCATGGATTAGATAAAGTTGATGCACACGGTTGTGCATATGCCGCAGCTATTGCAGCAAGTAACGGCGGGCTTGCATTTGAAATTGAAATGAACAGTCCATTATTCATGCATGACAGTGAACGTGAAGCAACTAAAGCAGCAGCAGCACTAATGGGAATGGATAATGTTTGGTACTCGTTTTTAGATTTGTGTGAAATCTCTGATACTGCTGAACCTTTGATCTATAGCAAAAACATGTACGGGGTTTCAAGGAAAAAATTCCACATGTATGCACTAGCAGCAAGCATTGTAGGTAAATGCAAACATAGTATTAAAGTTCATTATGACACACTACTGTTGCTAGAGGGCATGACCTCACAACAACTTCAATCTATTGGTAAAATTGCAACAATAGTTAACGCTATAGGAAAAGTTGCAATTTAGTATACTTTGGACAAACACAAGGTTGACAGTTAACCAATTCTCTGTTATACTTCAGCATGAATTGAGAAATTGATTCAAAAAGAATTTTATGGGTATCTTGTTGAAAATAATTGTTGACAATAATTCAATAAGGTGCTATAATACACACATGAACTGCAAAAAGAGTTAATAGTAACTTAATTTGCAGTATTTTTAAACCAGGACTAAATAAACTACTATGATGAAAAATCTCAGTCAATTGCCGAAACATACAGGACTATGGTCAATAGTACCATCTTGCCCCGTATTAGCGGCCTTTGAGGGAAATTATTCAACAACACCTAGCATTCGCGGCACGAATATTGATGCACAAAGAATGTCCAGGGGTTTCATAGAAGGAGTCAGTTACACTTAAAGTAACAACTCTGCTAGATTTATGAAACCCCTGGGATACGAAAGTACTCAGGGGTTTTTGTTTGAGGTAAGATAGTGTGAATATGAGGAAACGAGGTCCTCGCTCTGCACTTAAAACATGGAGCAAACGGGCGGCGACTAGGATGGACTCCCTCTTGTGGGAAGAAAAATTAGATCGTATTAAAGCATACTGCACTGGGTCGCTCCCAGGTAGGCACATAGGGTTTGATCACCCGGGTAGGTTCAAATCCTACTGTAGTGTGCTTTAATACACACATTGAACTGATCGGGGCTGAGATGCCGCAGACAGTGTGTTTTAGAATACAAATTTATTGGGGTGTAGCCTAGCGGCCTAAGGCAACGGTCTTTGATTCAAAAAGATAAATAAGTAAAAGGAATTATTATGTTTACTTGTTTATTTTGTCAAAGATTATTTACTAATGCAGGTGGCCTTGGAGCACATACTAAACACTGTGCCGTAAATCCTAATATGGTGCCGTTTAAGCGACACCCGAACGCAGGGAGAAAAAAAGGAGCTATTCCTTGGAATAAAGGGTTAGCCGGCGATATTCGTTGTAAGAAATCGGAAGAAGAAAAATTAGCTAGAAAAGGCAAATCTTCAGGAAAATGTAGTGACCCCGTTAAAGAGACAGAAAGAATTGCTAAAATCAAAGCCAGTGCTAAAATAACTCATGTAAAAAATGGTGGTTATCGTCAAGGTTCCGGTAGAGGTAAAAAAGGTTGGTATAAGGGATTTTTCTGCGATAGCAGTTGGGAATTAGCTTATGTTGTGTATTGTTTAGAACACAACATTGAGATTAAACGCAATACAGAAAAGCGAAAATATATCTGGAATAACAAAGAACGAACATACATTCCAGATTTTGTAGTGAATAATCAATTAATTGAAATAAAAGGGTATACTTCTCCGCAATGGAAATCAAAGTTGACCGCTAACCCGGATATCAGCGTGTTAT